TCAAGATAATGCAGCTTTTGCCTTAACAGTACCTAAAGACCTCGTGGAGGAGTTATTAAACAATGAACAGTAAACTTCAAGAATACATTTTTGATCCTTCTAATGCAGAGAAAAACTTTGAGTTAGGGTATTGGTATGATGCTCAAGGTCATGTAGCATCCTCTCTTTCTCTATATTTAAGAGCAGCCGAATTATCAGAAGATAACGATTTAACTTACGAAGCATTAATCAGAATAGCTCTAGGATTTAAAAAGCAGGGAGATAGGTTATTCTCAATTAAGAGTTTACTTTATCATGCAATTAATACCTGCCCTACTCGTCCGGAAGCATTCTGGTTATTAAGTCAAATTTATGAATTAGGTAATGAATGGCATGAGGCACATAATGCAATCTGCCAGGCAGAATACTTTATCGATAATGCAATCCCAACCCGGACAGATATTGGATATAAAGAAAAATACGCAATCCTATTTCAGAAAGGAGTTACAGTTTGGTATGTTGGAGGAAGAGACGAAGCCCGTAGGATCTTTAATCAATTATTAACAGATTACGATATGACTCCTGCCTATGTAGAAAATACAAAAAGTAATTTGAAAATCATCCAAGGTGGGGATTTTACTTAAAGATACTATATTTATAATATATATAATAACGTTATGGAACCAACAAAATTAACAGTAGAGGAAGTTGAACAACTTCAATCAATCCAGCAAAAGTACAATGCTGTAGTTACAGAACTAGGAAACATCGAGTTTGCTAAAATTAATTTAGAGTCTCGTAAAGAGGAAGTTCTTACCTACTTGAGCGAATTGAAAAGCGAAGAGCAAGCTCTCGGTAAAGAATTAAGCGAGAAGTACGGTGTAGGATCAATCAACCTTGAGAAAGGTGAATTTACTCCCGAAGCTACTGCAGAAGCTTAATCATATTCAACAAACTAGCTAGTAACGGAAAGGCCTTCAAAAGAGGCCTTCCTTTTTTATTGATATTTATAAGTAAATGGCAAACGCAGTAAATTATTTAGCTCAAATACAAACCGGACAAACCATACAGGCAGTTCACGTAAATCAGTTTGTAAATGCATTATCAGGTTCAGAAGCTTATGATCTAACAGTATCCGGTTCTTTGACAGTTATAGGACCTTTGAACGCTACTGCATCTGCAGCTAATGAAATTTATGTTGCTTCCAATAGTTCAACTAATACTGATTATACTTTAGTATTTAAAAATTCTGCAGCTAGCTTAGATGATTACCATCAGCTTGCAGCAGATGATACTAACGGTCCTTACTACAATCCATCAACCAACGTTCTAGGTGGATTAGGAGGATTGACGGTTTCTGGTTCTATCGGTAGATTCGTATCAATTACAGGTTCATTATCCGGTAGTGTTGCCGGTACTGCATCCTTTGCAACCTCAGCATCTTATGCATTAACTTCATCTTTCGCAAGTAACGGAGTTACAAACTTAGCAGTTGGCACATTCTACGATACAAACACTCAGACTATACTATCAGGAGCATCAGCATCCTTGCAGTTAAACACTCCAGTTATTCAAGACGGAGTTATAGTAGCATCAAATTCAAGAATCACAGTATCGAGAACCGGTATTTATAACCTTCAATTCTCAGCACAGCTATCTACCCCGGGTGGCGGCTCTCCCGATGTTCATATATGGTTGAGAAAAAATGGAATTAATGTAACTTATAGTAATACCGGTGTTGTAATGCAGAACTCGAACCAAAAACAAGTTGCTGCTTGGAATTTCGTAGAAAGTTTGATTGCCGGAGATTACTTAGAGCTCGTAGCATACCTTAACGGAGGTAGTAGCGTGTTATTCCTTGCTGAAGGGCCTTTACCTACAAATGGCGGAGTAGGGGTTCCCTCTATGATTGTTACAATGACCCAAATCAAGTAAGCAAAACCAATACTATTTATTAGTATATGGCTAATGCTGCAATCTGGCCCGGTTCATCCTCTTTCTTTCCCGGAGATACTCCATTTGGGTTCTACGACTATGATTACCAGTTTCAGACAGATGCTGATAAGGTAGCAGACTTTTGTGCAAGAAGACTTGGATACCCTCTAGTAGACGTAGAATTACAGGCTACCAACTTCTATACAGCTTTTGAAGAAGCAGTAACAACTTACGGTAATGAAATCTACGCTTGGAAAGTAAGACAGGATTTTCTTTCCTTAGAAGGAAGCTCTACAGGCTCTTTACTAAATAACTCAGTAATTCAACCTAACTTTGGATCTATTGTGAGAATGTCTCACCAATACGGAGAAGAAGCAGGAGTTGGCGGAACAGTTACTTGGTACACAGGTTCATTCCATACAAAAGCCGGCCAGCAGGATTATGATATGACTGCTTGGGCAGCTGCATCAGCTTCCTTAGCTCCTGGTGATACAATTGAGATTAAAAGGGTATTCTATGAATCACCCCCGGCCATCGTTCGTTACTTTGATCCTTATGCAGGAACAGGTACAGGGATGATGAACCTACTGGATACTTTTGGATGGGGCAACTACTCACCGGCAATTAACTTCCTTCTGATGCCAATCAACTACGATCTTCAGAAGATTCAAGCTATTGAGTTTAACGACCAGATTAGAAAGTCACAGTATTCATTTGAGTTAGTAAACAATAGATTAAGATTATTCCCAATCCCAACAGTGGATGAAGGAAAAATGTTCTTTGAATATATTAAAAACTCAGAAAGAAACATTGCAACAATGCCTAGTTCATCTGGGTTAGTTTCTAACGTATCAAATGTACCTTATGCCAATCCTAAGTATGTACAGATTAATTCTATTGGCAGACAATGGATTTTTGAATATACATTAGCCTTAGCTAAAGAGATGCTTGGATATGTTAGAGGTAAGTACGGCACTATTCCAATCCCAGGAGCAGAAGTTACTCTTAACCATGCAGATTTAATTACAGCAGCTACTGCCGAAAAGAACTTGCTTTTAGAGAGATTAAGAGGATATTTAGATGAGACTTCTAGAGATAAACTACTTGAAAGAAGAGCTCTAGAGGCTGATTATAAAACAAAGGAATTGAACATGGTTCCTCAATTAATATTTATAGGATAATGAAACTACAAGACCTATTAAACGAAGTAACATACTCAATGTACCAAACACTGGTATATGTTGAATTCTCAGAGGATACCAACATTACTGATATCGCTCAACTCATTAGAGCTTTAAGATATGTTACAGTTGTAAACAATAAAACAGATAAAGAAGATCTAAATCCAAGAGGATTACTCGAATTAAAAGTAGTAACTCTAAAACCAGGGCAAGAAACTTTTGAATTGATTAAAAACGAAGCAATGAAGACAATCCCTACTTTAAAGAAATTCAAATATAGTACCAAACAATTACAAAAAATTGAGGAAATATAAATGGCTTTATTTGGAAGACAGAGAGATGTATTGTTGATTAATAGTATCAACCGTGAGTTATTACCCGATATTATAACTCAGCAGATAGGATATTACAAAGTCACTCTTGGAGCTTCACAAACAAACATTTACGGAGAAGCCATTGATAAATTTTTCAGCGAACCAGCCTTACTTAACTGCTTAATTACCAGAGGAGATCAAACCTGGAGTACGGATAATTTTGGACCGGATGTTAACAGAGCGTTAAATTTTGCTTTCTTCCAACAAGACTTAAGAGATCTTGAATTAGTACCTGAAGTAGGAGATGTTATATTCTACTATGAAAACTATTATGAAGTAGATGGCACTATAGAAAACCAATACTTTGTAGGTAAGATACCTGAATACTCATACTCTGATGGACTAAGTCAATTTGGTTCTTCAATTAGTATTGTTTGTTCAACTCACCTTGTACCTGCTGATAAACTAGGTATAACTAAAGAAAGAATGTAATGGCTAACAAGATTAGAAAACCAGTACCGAAAAATCAAAGAGAGATTGCTATCTCTCAACAGACTCCTTTTTTGGACGATCCTAATGCAGCAGTAACGCCATTACCGGTATTTCAGAACCCAACCAATCCAGCAACCGCTAAAAGTTATAGAGCAAATCAAATCTCAGTAAAAGGAGATACTGAAAAGCCATACACAGTCGGTATTGAGGATATCGACGAAGCTGTTGTATACTACTTTAATAATGTAATTAAACCTCAAGTATACCAGAACGGAACTACAATAGCAGTACCTGTTATTTACGGAAATCCCGAAAGGTGGAAATCAGTTCAAAAAGACGGGTATTATAGAGACAAAAATGGTAAGATTATGTGTCCTATCATTATGTTTAAGAATAGTTCTGTAGAAAAAGACTTTACTGTTGCTAACAAATTAGATGCTAACAATCCTTTAAACTATGCAGTAGTAGGTCAAAAATACCAGAAGGGTGTAGCCTATAGCAACTTTGATATCCTAAATAACAGAAAACCTGTAGTTAGTTATCAAGCAGTAGTAATTCCGGATTACGTTACTTTAAATTACGAATGTGTTATTTGGACTTATTACAGAGAACAGATGAACAAAATTGTTGAAGCAATTAACTACGCTTCAGATGCATACTGGGGAGATCCCGCTAGATTTAAATTTAGAGCAAGGATTGACACTTACACTGATAACACTACAGTAAATCAAGGAGAAGAACGCTTAGTAAGAACCTCTTTTAACATTAAGTTAAGAGGGTATATTATTCCAGACGCAATCGCTAAAGATTTAACAGCTACTAAGAAGTTTCTTTCTGCTGGTAAAATCTCTTTCGGTATAGAGACCGATTCAATAATCGATTAAATACCGGTTACTCCCGCGTATTTTAGTACTGCTTTTTGAACACCTTCTTACTATTTATATTAGAACTATTAAATCAACTAAAACAAAATGGCAGAAACTTTAATATCCCCAGGGGTACTCGCTAGAGAAAACGATCAATCGTTTATCACCTCACAACCAGTTACGGTGGGAGCAGCTATTATTGGACCTACAGTAAAAGGTCCTGTAGAAGTACCTACTGTGATTACGTCTTACAGTCAGTATCAAAATACTTTCGGTAGCACTTTCACAAGCGGTAGTAATGTATACACTTACTTTACTTCAATCGCAGCTTATAACTATTTCAACAACGGAGGAGAAACCTTATTGGTTGCAAGAGTAGTATCAGGTTCATATTCTTCAGCTACCTCTCCTGCAAGCGGATCAAATACTTCTGGTTCAGTAGTATTCGAAACCTTATCTGAAGGAGTTATGATGAATAGCTCATCTTCTCTAAGCTCAAATGGTGCATTAGCAAGCGGAAGCATCGATAACATCAGATGGCAAATTGTTAACTCTAACACTTCTTCAGGTACTTTTGACCTATTAGTGAGAAGAGGAGACGATACTGGTAACACTCCTATCGTATTAGAAACTTGGACTAACCTATCATTAGATCCTATGACTACTAACTATGTAGCTAAGGTAATCGGTGATCAGACTTACAACTATGCAAGCTCAGGTACCAGCTACTACTTAGAAATCACTGGATCATATCCTGTAAAATCTAAGTACTTGAGAGTTAAGTCTGTACCTTCACCAACTCCTGGATACTTTGATAACTCTGGATCTCCTAAAGCTCAATACACTAGCTCAATTCCTCTGAACGGATCAGGTTCATTCTCAGGTGCAACTGGTGATATCATGGGTAATGCCCAATACTATAACACAATTACAGACGGCAACAGATCACAAGGTATTCCTAGCGGAAGCTACTCTAACATGATCAACTTGTTGTCAAATACAGACGATTATAAGTTTAATCTTCTATTGACTCCTGGATTGTTTGATTCTTTGCAACCTTCACAAGTAACTTCAATTATTTCAAATACTCAAAACAGAGGAGATAACTTGTTCGTTCTTGATTTAGTTCCTTACAACTCACAAGTTGCTACAGTAGTAACTCAAGCTGCTTCTAGAAACACTTCTTATGCTGCTTCTTACTGGCCTTGGGTACAGGTATTAGATCCAGATTCTGGTCAACAGGTTTGGGTACCTGCTTCAACTGTTCTCGGTGGTGTTTATGCATTCAACGATTCAGTTGCTGAGCCTTGGTTTGCACCTGCTGGTATCAACAGAGGTGGTTTAGGTCAAGTAATCAGAGCAGAAAGAAAATTAGCTCAATCTGACAGAGATACTCTATACAGCGGTAAAGTTAACCCAATTGCTACTTTTCCAGGACAAGGTACAGTAGTCTACGGACAAAAGACTTTGCAGACTAAAGCTTCTGCTTTGGATAGAGTAAACGTAAGAAGATTGTTGATCTCTTTGAAATCTTACATCTCTCAAGTAGCTAACAACTTAGTATTCGAACAGAATAGTGTTGCTACTAGAAATTCTTTCTTGGCACAAGTTAATCCTTACCTAGAATCAGTTCAACAGAGACAGGGACTTTACGCTTTCAAAGTAGTGATGGACGAATCAAACAACACAGCAGATGTAGTTGACAGAAACGAGATGGTTGGTCAAATTTATATCCAACCTACTAAGACTGCCGAATTCATCTACTTAGATTTCAACATTACTCCAACAGGAACTACATTCCCAGGATAATTTTAACATAAGGCAATATTTATAAACAAATAGCAAAATGGCAATTTTAACAGCAGACGAAATTTTCTTCACCGCGTTTGAACCCAAAGTACAGAATAGATTTATCATGTACGTTGATGGTATTCCAGCTTACCTTATTAAAGGGGTAAATGGATTAGGATTCGAACAGGGCGAAATTGTATTGAACCATATTAACGTTTACCGTAAAGTAAAAGGTAAATTGAGATGGAATGATGTAACTTTGACATTATTTGATCCTATCACTCCTTCAGGAGCACAGGCAGTAATGGAATGGGTACGTTTACACCACGAATCAGTAACTGGCCGTGATGGTTATTCTGACTTCTACAAGAAGGACGTAACAATCGACATCGTAGGTCCAGTAGGTGATATTGTTTCTGAGTGGGTACTAAAAGGAGCTTTTGTTAAGACTGCTGATTTTGGTGAATTAAACTTCGATAACGATTCAACTGCACAAAACATTTCCTTGACTTTAGGAATGGATTATTGTATCTTGAACTTCTAAGTAAGAATAATCTTAAAGAAAGAGCCCTCCTATTTATTAGAGAGGGCTTTTTTATTATATGAAACTCATAGATATTTTAAACGAACTAGTTATGCCACCGGCTTTAAAGTCGAAACAATACGAATTAGAGAAGGACGGGTATACTAAAATCGGAGGTGGAGATAATGGCATTGTAATGGAAAAAGGATCCGACGTAAAGAAGCTTACTACGGATGTTGATGAGCTAGAACACGCTGAGAAACTATTGAACCACTCTTTTTCATGTATCATCCCCATCTACAAAGTAGAGAGACTTGCTGGAGGTAAATCAGGCGTTATCGATATGACAAATGCCGAGCAGTTAGCACCTCAGGAAGCAGAAGAGATTGCAGCTAATGGAACTAAAGCAGAAGATTATTTAGTTTACGATGAAGAATTAGATCCTAGATTATCAGATAAATTAAAACAGTTCTTAGTTACCCTAAAAGAAGCATTCAAGAAAGCAGGTATTAATGCAGATGAAATCGATTGGTCACCAACAAACGTTATGAATTACAAAGGAAATTACGTTCTAGTGGACGTATAAACCTAATTTATATATATTTATAATAGAACAGTTATAACAAATTAGTATATGTCAGAATTCAAATTCCCAACAGAGGTTATTGATCTTCCTTCAAAAGGATTACTTTACCCTAAAGATTCACCACTTGCTTCCGGAAAGCTTCAAATGAAATACATGACAGCAAAGGAAGAAGACATCTTAACCAATCAAAACTACATCCAGAAAGGAATTGTAATTGATAAGCTACTTCAGTCTTTGATTGTAGATAACATCGATTACACTCAACTAGTTTCAGGAGATCAAAATGCAGTTATGATTGCTGCTCGTATTTTAGGTTACGGTAAAGATTACGAGTTTACTTATGGCGGTGAAAAGCAAGCAGTTGATTTAACTACGTTAGAAGATAAACCTTTTGATGAATCTTTAATCACTCCTCACGTTAACGAGTTTAAGTATACATTACCTTTTTCCAAAACAGAAATTACTTTTAAGATTTTAACTGTTGGAGACGAAGATAAAATTAGAGAAGAACTTGCCGGCTTGAAGAAAATCAACAAAGATGCATCTCCTGAATTATCAACCCGGTTAAAATATATTATTACATCGGTAGATCAAGTAAGGGAACCAGGAGCAATTAGATCTTTCGTAGATAACCAGTTACTTGCAAGAGAATCAAAAGCATTAAGAGAGTATATCAGAAGAGTTCAACCAGATATCGATTTAACTGTTAAAGTTACCTACAACGGTGTTGAGGAGGACGTCGCATTACCAATTAATGTGAGCTTTTTTTGGCCTGACGCCTGAGCATAGAAAGTTTATATTTGACCAAATACATCAAATAGTGTTTAATGGTCAAGGAGGATATTCTTTTACAGAAGTATACGAACTTCCTATACACTTGAGAAAGTATATCTTTCATCAAATGAAAGAACATTACGATAAAATAAATAAACAAAAGGAAAACCCGGAAGACTTAGCTAAAAAAATTAAAAGCGGTCAGATTGAAGTACCGGATTACGCAAAAGGTAAAAAAGTATCATACGGATAAAGGCATCTTAAAATCGATGCCTTTTCCTATTTATAACATATGGCTGATCCAAACCAGAATATTAACCAAACTAACCAAGAGTTAAGAGATAATGCTCTAGAAACAGCCTCTATTGTTGCAGAAGCATTACGCAGTATAACTGCTGAGATTGCTGCAACACTTGCAACTGTATTAAACGATACAGACACTGTAGTAAAGTCTTTAGCAAAAGATTTACAGAAGAACTTTAATACGTTAAGTAAGACTTCCAAAGATACAGCTACAAACATATACCTACAGCAACAGGGTCTAGCGAAAGAAAAAAGCATCTTAGAACAGATCAACAAAAGAAAAGCTGAAGAATTAGCAGCTGGTATAAACTTAGTATCAGTTTTAAAAGCTCAAAATGCTAGTTTAAGTACAATAGACGAATTAGTTGATAAGACAACCGGCGATATACTGCTTCAAAGTGATAAGTACATAGACCTTACCGGGATACAAAAAACCCTCGTAGAACAATATGCACAGGCTTTAAGATATTCTAAAGAACAATTAGAGGTAGAGAAAAAATTAGCAAAAGAAGCAAAAAAACAAGAAGAGGACAGAGAGAGTAGTTTAGGACTGTCTGGAAAGATTTTAAAAACAGTAGGGAATATTAAGGGCTTAGGAGATGCATCAGCAAAATCTCAAGAAAAACTTAACGAATACGCAAACGAATACTATAGAATTAACGAAAAATTCCCAGGACAGTGGCAAACTTTGGGTAAAGCTATAACACTAACCGGTCAAAGTTTAATAAGAGGACTAGTAGATCCTGCATTTATACTTTCAGCGACTGTAGGACTGTTAGTAAAAGGCTTCTTAAAGTTCGACCAAGCAGTAGTAGGGGTACAGAAGAGTCTTGCTATATCTAAAGATCAAGCCGGAGAATTAGTTAGAGAGTTTACAACCTTTAACAGTCTACTAAGCAGTGCTGACCTACTTAAATCTATTGGAGCAATTCAAAGTAAGTTAGGGTCGGTAGGAAAAGTAACTAAGGACACCGCAGAAACTTTTGCTAGACTAAATACCTTTGTAGGACTATCCGAACAAGGAGCTGCAGGTCTAGTTACCCAAGCTGATGCTTTTGGTAAAAACGCTTCAGAAGTATATAAGACCTCTGTAGGGACTACTGCTGAAATTGGTAGACAGTATAAAACTAATATAAACCAAAAAGCAGTTTTAGAATCTGTTGGTAAAGCATCAGCTTATACCTTGATTCAGTTTAAAGGATCAACCCAGGCATTAACAGAGGGTGTAGCAAAAGCAAATGCTTTAGGTATTTCATTAGAGACAGTAAACAAGTCTGCTCAAGGGTTGTTAAATTTCCAACAATCTATTGAGGATGAATTAGCAGCTGAGGTACTATCAGGTAAACAGTTAAACCTGGAACAGGCTCGATACTACGCTTTGACTAATCAACAATCCAAATTAATGGATGAGTTGAACGGTCAAGTCGGAACTTATAGTGATTTTACAAAACAAACAGTTTTAGCTCAAGAGGCACAGGCAAAAGCTTTAGGAATGTCACTTCCTGAACTTTCTGATATGCTGTTCAAACAGGAGTATATGAAAAATACTGCTCAAGAACAAGCAATGACAGAAGAAGAAATAATTCAGAGTAGGATAGAAAGCTTAACAGTACAAGAGAAGCTTCAAAAAGCTGTGGAAAAACTCTCCGAAACATTTGCCAATTTTGTTGCCGGTCCTTTAGGGACGTTCCTAACAGACATAACAGTAATCTCAGGAATACTCGGGTTCATGGCTGGATCACAGTTAGGTAAATTAGCAGCCGCTTTCGCACCTGTAATTGCCAGAGCTGCAGTCTTTTTCGGTCTACAGACAGGAACAGCAGCGGCAGCCACTGCTACAGCAACAGCAATCAGCGGAGGATCTTTGCTACCTGTAATATTGGGCGGTATTGGTGCAGTTCTTGCAATGCTAGCAGCTACTAACGTAGATGACATGTACTCTGGCGGTGATGGATACGGGGAAAGAACTTTAATGGTAAAAGGAAAAGGTGCATTTAGGTTAAATAATGAAGATCGATTCTTCGCTACTACAGATAAAAACTTCCCCTATTCTGCAAATCAAGCCGGTGGTGGTCAATCAACTGTTAACAATCAAGTTAGTGTTGCTCCTTCAAATACAAGTATTAACTTGAACCTAAACGGTGCAGCTATCGGTAATGCAACTGCAAGACAGGATTATGCAGTAGGTAAGAACATCCGAGCATTCGGTGGGTCTATAGATTATAGTGCACCCGTTTAATAAATTTTAATATCTTCAATATTTATAACAGTAAACATAAATAACTTAAAATTATGGCAACTACTTTAGAACAGAGGTTAAAAACTAACAAAACTCCAAATCTTTCATTGAATGGATTAGTACCATCAACAGCTAACAGAGATGCTAGTTTTCCTGCTATTAACGATAGCTTTGAAAAAGGAACTTACGATGTAACGTTAAGACCTGACGATGCTCAAGCTGCAAGTAGAATCACTCCTCTACCTAAGCGTCCTTAATCGGTAGGATTGGTAGTACACTCATCCTTGGGTGTAAACTCTCTACTTTACAATAAAACACTAAAGAATGGCTTTAAAAGAACTACTAGCAGATCCTTCCCAATTTAAATATAATTCCCGTAGTCTAAAGTACGGTAATGATAGACCGGGAGGAGGAAGTAGTAAACAGCCTTTCATTCAAACAAAACTACCATCGGTAGAGTCTGAACCGACAACTACCTTCCCAGATTTCTTATTAAGAGATCCTAAAAATGCTTTAAACAATAGAGTAGATGATCTTGAAAGAATAACTAAATTCTTAGTTTCAAGAGAGGGTGGTTTATTTATTGCCAAACAAGAATTACTTTCTTTACAGAATCCTATAGTTCCTGGTAGACCGAACCGAGCAACACCTATATCAGGGATGTATAATCCCTTAATGACTTTAGCTCAAGTTGGAGCTTCTGGAACAGGACTGCATATAGAAAAGCAGGGACTTTATCCTATTTGGGATAAGACTGAAAAATACGAGTATCAATATAAGAACTTATACAATTTTGATCAAACAAACAGGCTTACAATTCTATACGAAAGAAAAATAGAAGGTAATGCAGCTTTTGGTGTAGGAGCTCCGACTGGAGTATCTCTTGATCCAAACACTATACTTTCATACTCTGGAGGTCCTAATTCACTAAAAGGAATTGGTAAAACAGTTATTCCATTTGCAGACAATAGGGCATACAGTAGAGAAAACCTTAAAAAGCAAAAAGCAGCTTTACAAACATCGAAAGAAAAAGCTTCACTTATCAATTATGATTACACTAAGTATTTAGGAGCTTCAAACAAAGCTATTGATCTAGGATACGCATCAGACAAAATAAGTGATTCTCAGATTTATTTGAATAATCAGATAAACGCAAACAACACTGGATTCACTTTTGATCCAAGTGTTTACTTTGCTAAAGCAACCTTCCCAGATACTAACGCTCAAAAAACAACAGCTTTCGGAGCATACACGTTAACCCAGAAGCAGCTACTAGCAAGAATACCTATTGGACGTAATGAAAGCACTAGCTTATCCGACATTCAGGATTTTAGACGTCAAATTAGAGAAACTTACACGCAGCAATCAGATAAAGTTAAACAAGACCGTCAAGGCTTAATATCTTTTGATTATACCTCACCAAAAGTAAACAGAGAACAGAGAATTGGTCTAGGAAACCCGGGTGGTAGAGGTAGAAGTAGAGGTAAGTTAACTTACTATACTAACGACGCTCTTGATAGAATCAACGTTTTACCTGCCTACTATAGTGATATCGTAGCAGATGCAGACACTTTAACAAGAGATCTAGTTAAGTTTAGATTTGAAATTATTGACAATACAAAACCTAGCCATTCTACCTTTCTTCACTTTAGAGCATTCTTAGGAGCTATCAACGATAACTTCAGATCAGAGTGGGATTCCACAAAATATGTAGGTAGGGGAGAAAAATTTTACAATTACACTGGCTTTACAAGGGAAATAAGCTTTTCTTTCAAGGTACATCCCCAATCTAGAGCAGAAATGAGATCAATATACCAAAAACTAAATCTATTAGCAGCATCACTTGCTCCTGATTATAGAAACGGGTATATGAAAGGTAACCTTATTAGACTTACAATCGGGGATTACTTATACATTGTTCCAGGCTTTATTTCAAACTTAACTTACAACATACCAGAAGAAGCAGCCTGGGAGATTGCTTTAAACTCTCCTGAAGGAGAAAGTGATTTTGGTATGTTAGAAACTCCAAAGTATTTTGAAGTTAACGTCAACTTTACTCCGATTCATGATTTTGCTCCTCAATTAGGTACTACTGCTAAGACTGCATTTATTACACCTCAACCAGCTACTGCAGACGGTAATGCATACTTATCAGGACTAGGTGCAAGCGGATCATATACAGATCGAGATTTCTCATATGTAAGGAGAACATCTACAGATACTACCGACCTTAGCAACGTAGATGCAGCGAACTTGAAAAAGTTTACATCAGCTGGATCAGTAGAAGCTACTATTTTAACTCCTGAAAGTACACCGAACCAAACCAACCTCACCGGAAACGCTCTGGCTGGTAATAATCCAGAATTAGTACTTCAATAATATGAACCGCTACGCTGATATTAGAACATATAAGACCGCTACAGGAATTACATACCAAGGTGTAACAAGATACCCTGAGATTCCTTATAGCGAAAATGATATTTACGTTATAACAACAGACGGTGACAGATTAGACAACTTAGCATATGAATACTATGGAGATGCTACGTTATACTGGGTTATCTCTGCAGCAAACCCAACTCAAACATATAGCTTACTCTATCCGGTTATAGGAACTCAATTACGTATTCCTTTCCCTGTCGATGCAGTTATAGACAGTTTTAATAATTTAAACAATGGTTAAGATATTAGGATTACCTTTTGATGATTACGTTGACAGACAAGTTAAAACCAGGCAAGAAAAGTTAGCAAAGACGCAGAAAAGCCCGGAAGATCTTAGCGTGTTCAACTCTAATACGGGTTGGATAAGACTTTCATCAGGGGTTAAAGTTGAATCTGAAAGAGCAGAAACATTAAGTACAAGGTTAGGAATCAGTAAATCATCAATTGAAGGAACTGCCTTAGCGAGGAATTTAGTGCTTTGGGGAGGAGTTTCTAGCTTTAGTACAGGGTCTAATAGTGTTAGTTTAGATCCAATAAAAGGTGGAATCGGATACGGACTTAACAACACTTATGGATTCTTATCAGGACCTGAGCAGGGATTAAAACCACCTCCAGGAATTACAAGCATTACTTGCAATTATAAAAACAACGGTTCATTAAAGCAGGCAACTGTTTCTATGAAATGTTATACTAGATCTCAATTTGAGGCTATAGAAGCAGTTTACTTAAGGTTAGGGTATACAGTGGTATTGGAGTGGGGAAATACTCTATGGTTTAATAATGGAGGAGAATTTAAACAAACTCAAGCTTATTCAATACCTAATATCCTATTTAAAGACCAAAACGATGTTGATCCAGAAACTATCTTTGATAGATTAGCTTTTAATAAAAAAGCAACTGCTTGTAACTATGATGGGATGTTAGGTAAAGTAACTAACTATTCCTGGACTATAGGAAACGATCTAAGCTTTGATATTAAATTATACTTAATCTCAGCAGGAGATATAATAGATTCACTAAAAGTAAATATTGGCGGAACCAACACTAAAGACTTAACTAGTCAAATACAAGTATCTCAAAGTTTTGACAATTTGGTAGCAATTCAAGTAAATAAAGAAGCTTCAAAACTTAATGGATTCTTTTACGAACTTTATGATGAAATTTTTAAACCCCTCCTAAAAAACTACGGATCTCCTGAGAATCAAAAAGCAGTAGAGCAAATTGATAAAGCGGTTGAAGCAGTCGATGATTTAGAACCTATCCGACAGAAATACACAGCTGCATTGCAGGAGTTCAGAAAATACTACACCCTGTTTTATGAAGGATTACAAATCTTCAACAATGGAACTTCTACAGTACAGACAAACACCGCGAACGGTGTTGGAGGAGGAGGACAAGTTGTACAGTCTATACGACCGCAGGATCTTGCTGCATGGACAGCAGTAGCAACAGGCTTTAACATACCGCCATCAAGTTTATTTAGTTTATACGCATTTGACGTGCAAAGTGAAGAAATACAAGGTGTAGAAAACTATAAAAAATCTTTAGATGCAATCGAAAAGTACTTTACTAATCTACAATCAAGCACAGACGAATCTAAACTAGCAGAAATTGCCTACTTAAAAAACTCAAAAAGACCAAAAGAGGATATTATTGAGATCCTAAACTCAGGAACTATACCCACTATCAATGTAGATATAGCAGACAGTCAGTACCAGGACGGCAATACCGTTGGAGATAAGATATTTTCCAACATAATGGAAAAGTTAATTGAAGGATTAGATGTAGATTAACATGGGACAGTATTCAGATTTTATAGCAAAGACAATTAAAGATCCAGCCTTCGGTGGTGGAAATATGTTACAGTATGCTGATGCGGGAGGTGAGATTTATATATCTTTTCAGACGCTATTACGGTTCTTAAACGAGTATGTTAATATGGTGGGTAAAACTAATGAACCGATCCTTAAGATAGATTGGGAGTCTGATAAACCATGCTTTGCTTATTCAACTACTATTTCCTGTAATTTATCTAAGTGTTATATTTTTAACAAGTATACAGGTACAGGTGACGGTGCATTCGACCAAGAGGGAGTTAGTTTGTTTAAACCCTTTACGGAATTTAAAGATGCTAACATAACAGCTATTCAAGCAGCATTAACTAAAGAAGCAGAAGTTGATATAAAAGAATATTCAATTTTCCCAAGCATTGGTAATATCAACTACATTTACATAAACGTTGGATACTTATCAGATTTAATTTTTGAAAGCAGTAACAATGCAGAAAACAAATCAACTATTAGAGGCTACCTACAGGAAGTTTGTGATGTAATTACTAAAGCTTTAGGTAGTGTTAATGATTTTCAAGTTATTATAGACGAAGATACAAACTCACTAACTATAGTTGATTTTAATCAGAAGAGAATTAAAGGATTAAGAACTTTTAAAACTCCAAGTATTACAACCGTTAAAGTACAGGGGTTAGGGAGCTTTGTAACAAACATTTCTGCTCAAAGTAGTGTAACACCTGAAATTGCTTCTATGATTGCAATTAGTGCCCAAGCAAATGCAAACCAGTTAGGAGAAGAAGCTACATCCCTAAGTAGGTTAAGTAAAGGATTGTTAGACAGAATATACCCGGAAAAGAAAATAGTAAGTCAGGATGCCGTTAATGATATAAGCTTAGTAGATAAACAAAACACTCAGTTTGAAACAACCAGGCAAGCTTACGTTCAAATTATTGCCAACCAGGTAGAAACCGGTCAAAATAAGATTTTACTAAAGTCTGAGGATGTAAAAGTTAACTTGGAGAATATTCCCGTTGAAATGTACAAAGCACTTCTAGGGAAATTTACAGAAAGTAACCAAGTATCTACAACTTTCATCCCAGTGAAGGTAGATCTTACTTTAGCAGGCATCAGCGGAATTAAAATATTTCAACGTTGCACTTTAAGTAGCGACTTGCTACCTTATACTTATAGTGAGAATTTTGATTTAATAGTTTTAGGGGTTAGTCACGAAATAGACAATTCCGGTAAATGGACTACTAAACTATCTGCAATCACTGTCTTAAAAGAAACTTAATAAAATATAGTTATAATAGATGAAAAACTTTTTTTTAGCAACAGAAATAAAAGCTACCTCTGCAACTGAGAACGTCAGTTTTAATCAAGGAAAGTCCTACACAGTAGTTGCCGGAACTATAAAAAAAGAGGTCAGTAAGTTTGAAGAAGTAACAAAACAGGTTATCGCTTACCTGGAAGGCGGATATTACAATCCACGTTACCATATCACTGGAGATAGTAGATATGGAACAAGCGGAGAAACAATGTTTGGTATTGATAGAGTAGCAGGAGGTAGTATCAATAAGACTTCTGCCGGACTGGCATTTTGGAAAAAGATTGACGAATCACAGAAGAATGGTAAATGGAAATGGAATTATATACCACCTGACCCTTTGCAGAAAGATCTTTTAGATCTAGCAATTAAAGTAATGAAGCCGGTTTACGATTCTAATATGAAAACATACCTTGCAGATACTAACCTACAAAAGATTATTGAATCGGATGGACGGCTACTATTTAACTTTGTGTATGCTTGTTGGAATGGACCAGGATGGTTTAAAAGATGGGCTACTGAAATTAAAAAAGCATACAAGGGAGGTAAAACCAATTCAGAAGACCTATTAAAACTATTTGTATCACTGAGAGCAACTTCGAGTAATTCACTTATCGCCCAGGGTGGAGCTAAAATTAAAGAATTAGTAGGACTAAAGTAATATGTATTTCCCGAAATCTAAAATAATAACCGATCAGTATACTAATGGAGGAGAACTGTTTTACAAAAACAGCGGTACACCTTACACAGGTTATTACTTTACATTAGCATCCGGCCAAGTATTTTCTGGCAAATCACCTACAGACGGACAGCCGTTAGAGTTAGTGTACACGACTAACTACAATGAAAAATTTGCCGGAGAAGAAAATGCTTTTCAAACTTCACCAACTTCGGTTTTTAAATTATACGGCTTCGGAACTTCTAAATTACCTTACGACAATATTAGAAAGCAAAATCAAATTGACCCCCCTCTGACAACTTTAATCGAACCGACTTACATAATCCCAACTCCCTCTTATCCTTCTTTTAGAAGATACTTTGTTAAGAGAGTTAACAATGTGACTTTTATTGAGATTAATGAAGAGCAGTATAACGCTTTTGAGCAAAAAGATAATTCCTACAACTGGCCTTCGTATATCCCTTTCTTCTTACCTTGGACTACAGGAGGTGCTGCTAGATCAGATATTCAGCAGACTAATCAAAAAATAGTCTTCCTTACTGAAACAAAGCAGAAGCTTTACGGACTATCTCAATACATAACAAATTACACTCAATTTGCAATTTAAGTAGGTTTTCCGAAGTAAAGTTCTTTTATTTACGGAAAGGTTATGTTTTGGTTAGTAGAAACACAAGAGCAGTTTGATAAGTTACAATTCGAATTAGGAAGCGAGATATTCGTTCTACCTATCCGAAAGCATCCAGAGATGCACCCAGGCATTTATGCTCCGTTATCTCTTTATCTAAGAGACATTACCCAACCCAAAGGATTCTTAATTAACTTCTTTCACCCGGAAGCATTACAGTTTGACCCTCTACAGGTTAAGGAATACCTTAAAACGTTTAAGAAAATCTATACTCCGGATAAAAAGACGTTAAACTACACGTATTTTGGAACAAATACTTTTGATTTGAACTTATCAGAGTATAGAGAAGTAAGAAAGCAGACCTACGCTTATAACTTCTTCTCTCAGAAGTATTATGAGGCAGAGGATCTAAACTCAATCATTCCAATAGTAAAGCATTTTGAGCAGTGCGAAATAATCTTCGAAGAATATGTCTCAGTAATTAAGAAGTATACTCCGAACGATTATCACGATGATCTTTGCAACGTTTTCTGGTTTATAGAAAGAAACGGTTTAAGGGTTAATAGTGCCTTTGAAAGATACTTTGAGTTAAAGAGACCCTTTCTATCCCGCTATAACTCTTATACATTCACTCAATACAACCTCAATACCACAACCGGCCGACCTTCTAATACGTTTAATAGCTTAAACTTTGCGGCCTTACCTAAAGAAAACGGTTCTAGATCGGTTTTTATACCGAGAAACGACTTTCTATTGGAGATTGACTTAACTGCTTACCATCCAACGCTGATTGGACAGATGGTTGGGTATGAATCACCGACCGGGGATATCTACGAAGATTTTGCTTTGAAGTACGGAATGGACCGAACAGAAGCAAAAGGATTAGTATTTAAGCAGCTCTACGGACATATCTTCGATCAATACAAAGACTTTGAATTCTTTAAGTTAACTCAGAAGCTTATTGAGGAAATCTGGAATACATTCTCTAAGACGGGTAAGTATACGGTTCAGGAGACCGGGAAGGTATTTAAAAAAGATGACTTAACTAACATGAATCCTCAAAAGTTGTTTAATTATATTATTCAACATTGGGAAACTTATAATAACGTTGCAATCCTTAAAGAAATCCTTTATATTATTAATAACAGTGAGACAAAATTAGTATTGTATACATATGATGCTTTCTTGTTGGATATTAGTAAACAGGATAAAGATAAGATAAAAGCAATATTAAATGTATTTGACGATAAAAAACTAAAGATAAAAACAAGTTATGGACCAGACTACGACACTTTACAGCCCCTTTGATATTTATGATAGAGAAACTATCAATATCGGAGACGTGAATAATAAGTTATTTTGTACATTCGTGCCACTAAATGAAGTGGAATCCTTCATAAAGGATATATCCAGCGAATATACTATTTTATATAATAAGATTTTTGTTTTGTATATTAAGAGCAATGACGAGTACGTTTGTACTTATAACGTTGACCAGCCTAATATCAACAATATCCCAGATAATACAATCCTGGTTCACAGGAAAAAAGAGACTAACACTCTTTACACTATTAATGCTTTGAACGAATTGATCAAAAGCCTGAATGAAGGCATCGTTGATACGAACTTCAGAATCAATTGGCAGCATTATAAGAATACAGTTCTATTGACCCAGCAAGGTGATCTTAAGCTACTACGCACAAAGATCTATCAGATTGTTGAACTTTAAGTTGCCTACAGAAGGCAATCTTCGTATCTTTAGTGTATAATAAAAGTTATGAAATTTAGAGCAGAAAACAACGAATGGCATCACGGCTTTCAAATGGACTTCGCTAACGGGTGTACTATTAGTGTTCAATTTAGCAAAGGCAATTATTGTGATGAAGGTAAAACAACCGCCGAAGTAGCGGCCTGGAACGGCAATGGTGATTGGATGACTTGGAACGATGGTCATTGGACCGTTTATCCTAATGGTGAAAGCGATGTTATGTCTTATCAGACAACAGATGATGTTGCAATGTTAATCAGTGAATTAGTTAAGTTAAAGTAGTATGGTTGTGTTTTTATTAATAGTAGTGATACTTTACCTAGGTGCTATAAACGATAAGTTAAAGAAGTAATGAGCCCACATCAAAAAGCAGCATTAGAACTTATACATGATTACTATTTCATGTTACCGAACAACGGTTCATTGAATAGTGGTATTAATAGCTGTGAATCACGTTACAAGGAAGGTATTGAATGTGCTTTAATAAGCCTTAAACGACTTATTTTAACATTAGAATTCATATCAGTAGAATCAAATGATCCTAGAATTATGAGTAGAATTAATTTTTATGATGAGGTACAAGCTGAATTATATAAAATAAAAGAGGGTAATGGCGGTGTATCATTTGATGAATTAATAGAGGTATTTAAAAAATAAACAATGATAAGTAAGATCAGAAACAAATGGTTTACAGCTAACTTTGTACTTCGTCACAGATGGGAAGACGGAGACTACACCGACTACGAACTACGTCAGTTGAAAAGCACATTAAAGTTAGGTGTGTGGGCAAAAACATATGAGGCAGTCGGTAAAAGAAAAGGTACTCCTAAAGAAGTATTTAATAAGAATAATCATGTTAGAGTTTACATGATTGGACTAAACCTTATCGTGTGTAGTGTATGGATGGATATCAGTAGACCAACATTTGGAAGTTAATATGAGCAACAATAAACAAAGTATGAAACTATACACAGAAGAAGAATTAAGAAAGCATTTATATAATCATTCTGATGATTTTTTTGAACGATTAACCCCCATCGAACTACCAAGTGATGAAGAAGATAAGGAGCAGTACAAATACACAGAGGAGGATATACGTTCAGCCATAATATTTGGGTATAATAAGAGAACTTTTGATTTAGATAAAATAGGTATATTAGATGAAAATTCTTTTATTCAATCCCTTTCACAACCAAAAAAGAAAAATAACAAATGAGCAACAACAAACAAAGTAGCGTAGAGTGGTTGGTTGAACAAATCAAAAAAGACATCAATTTGAGATTGAGAGGATTTGATATTGACAAAGCACTTGAACAAGCCGAAGCGATGCACAAGGAGGAAACTCTAAAATTGTATTATCAATATGAAGATTATGTATTGCGTGAAGAAGGCATCATAAAGACATTTGGGCAATTTTACAACGAAACATTCGGAGGTAACAATGAGCAAGCAATGATTGACTACAATAAAATGGAAGAGGAATGGGAAATGGATAACTACAACGAAATGAAAGATGAGCAACAATAAACAAAGTTGCATTACAAAAATAAATTACATATATTAAAAACAAACAATTATGGATATCAATTCAATCAAAGCAAAGCTAAGCGCTTTGCAAACTCAGAACAGCCGTCCTTCCGGAGAGGCACGTAAGAATGTCTTCTGGAAACCTGCCGTGGGC